ACATGCAACCATATATCGATATGTGTGCCGACTTATTCCCCCAAAAACAACAGGCATTCCAGAGACTAATCGAACAGAAATATGTAGAATGGATGATTACATCATTCGTAAGGGGAATTACGCTAGATAATTCTATTATTATTGTTGATGAGTGTCAAAATATGAATGACATGGAGATTAACTCTATCATAACTCGCGTGGGACACAATTCTAAGATTATATTCTGTGGAGACTTCCGCCAAACTGACCTATATAAGAAGGGTGATTTGAGTGGATTGCAGAAATTCATGGTAATTGCTGAGAATATGCCTTCATTTAGGATGTTTGAGTTTAGTGAGGATGATATTGTCCGTTCTGACCTCGTAAAAGAGTACTTAATATCAAGAATCCGCTACGAAGAGGAATATGGGACTTGACATTTGCTTCAAAGGCTAGTATAATGGTCACATAATTATAGGATTTTTACATAATGTTTACACATATTGACAAAAAACATGATTTTCCCCAGTTAATGAGGGAGAATTTTGAAGGAAAGAGGACATATGTAACGGAAAATGGTGATAGATACCCTTCTATCACCACCGTTCTTGGATATAAGATAAAACCCGCCATAAAAGCATGGAGAAAGAAGGTAGGAGAACAGACAGCGAACAAAATATCGCGTCAATCATCTGTTCGGGGAACCAAAATTCACGGTGTTTGTGAGGATTATCTTAATAATAAGGAACTTGATACTGAAATGTTGTCCTTTGTAGAGGAAGATATGTTCGATAACATGCGCCTCTACCTTGATAAGATAGATAATATACACGCGATTGAACAATTTTTGTACAGCGACCACCTAAGACTCGCTGGACAGGCGGATTGTATCGCTGAGTTTGAGGGAAAATTGTCTATTATTGACTTTAAGACCTCTGCTAAACCAAAAACCAAGTCATATATAAAGAACTATTTTGCTCAATGTGCTGGTTATGCCATCATGTTTGAGGAAAGAACAGGAATACCCATTACAAATTCAGTAATTATCATTGGTGTAGCGAATGAAGAACCACAATTATTCATAGAACATCGTGATAATTACACAGAATATCTGCTAGAATGTCGAGATTTGTACGAAAATAACGCTTGACTTTTGGCCTGTGATTTGGTATTATAAATAAATTAACTCGATGAAACAAATTGAACGGTTAACAGGACGGGGGTGCAAATCCCCCCGCCTCCACCAATCAATCCTTATAGACTCGACTAAGGGGGCGAATAGGATCGACTGGAACTTATTAGGGGAGTGGAGAGTTCGGTGTCGGAGCTACCGTAAGTGCGACAAAACTATAAACGCAGAAGATAATACTGCTTATGAGGGATACGCTTTAGCGGCGTAGTCTGCTCGGGGTTCGGGGACGCCTATCAACAGAAGTCCCCATTTTTATCTCATAAGAGAAGGAGGAAGATATGTGGTTAATTACAGGACTTATTATCGGAGTCGTAGTTGGAGCATGGATTAAAGACCGAAAATCTTGGTTAGATTTTCTTGACACTACATTTGACAAGCTGCCGTTTTAACAAACTAACACTTTCAAATGTACAGTTGGTTTTTAACCGCCGTGGTTGCAGTGTCATTATGTATGATTCCTGTACCCGCCTCGGACTATATAATTGAAGACAGGGATATCCGCCATTATGACCCAGTAAAGGTCATTGATAAACAGGAAATTGCTTGTCTTGCAGTTAACATTTATCATGAAGCAAGGGGCGAAAGCAAAGATGGACAAATCGCAGTTGCTTTCGTAACCTTGAATCGTGTTAAAAATAACTCATATCCAGACACAATTTGTGGTGTTGTTTATCAAGGATACCACAAACCGTCTTGGAGAGATGAAACAAAGATGGTTCCAATCAGGCACCGTTGCCAATTTAGTTGGTACTGTGATGGTAAACCCGACATGGTACTAGATTTCGACATATACGAAGAAATCATAGAATTGGCAATTGATGTAATGGTTAATAGATACGAAGATAATACAGAGGGAAGTTTGTTTTATCACGCGGATTATGTGGAACCACACTGGGCGCAACACATGGCGAAAACAGTAAAGATAGATAATCATATTTTTTATACCGCGAGTTATTGATGTCGAAAGTTCATAATTTTATCGTTACAGGCGGATGTGGATTTATAGGTTCACATCTCGTAGAGGCATTAGTCTTACACGGACAAAATGTTCTTGTAATTGATGATATGAGAACTGGCAAATATAAACTCAAAAGTAATCAAGTTGAATATCTACATCAAGATGTTGCATCCGCAATCCCAGTAGGGAAGTTTGATGCGATATTTCACCTAGCCGCCACGCCTAGAATTAGGTTATCTCAGAAAGACCCATTTGGGACTATCACAAATAACTTTAATTCAACTATGGTTGTTGCCGAGTATGCACGAAGAGAACGAATTCCTTTGTTTTTCGCTGCCTCTTCTAGTACTCGGTTTGTTCATCACCAAGAAAACCCTTATACTTTTTCTAAGTGTGTAAATGAAGAAGTCTTACAACTCTATCACAAGGAATTTGGTTTAGAATACCATAATCTATATTTCTACAATGTATATGGCCCGCGAGAAGCTGACTACGGAGAATATAGTACAGTAGTTCGAGCATTTAAAAAATGCGTGGAGAATAATGAACCTTTAAGAATTTTCGGTAGTGGTAGAAAACAGAGAGACTTTACTCATATACATGATGTCATTGATGGCATACTTCAATTGTTAACTACAAAGAATAAACCAAAGAATGTACATCTAGGCACTGGTAATCCAGTGAGTATAATGGATATTGCAAAAGCATTTGACCATGATTTTATTCACGAATTCGATAAGAAGGGTGAGGCAGAAATAACTGAGTGTGAAAAACCTTACATTGATGCTCAGTATGATGTTATTGGATATATCAAAAAATGGAAAAGTGATTTTGAAGAAGAACGAATATTACATAATGTAAACAAGGATTTAAGAAAAGTGGAAGAAAAATATGCCAAAATTGATAGTGGACAATGACAAACAAGAAGAAAAGGTTAGTGATGTATTTATGGTCACTAAAGAATTTCACACATCAGCTGAGTTCTCACAACACATAGAAAAGAAAGCCGTTCAGGCGGGAAACTATATTGATGTTCTTGTTGAATACTGTGGTAGAAATGAAATCGAAATAGAGAGTGTTAAGAAATTACTTACAGCATCTCTAAAAGAAAAAATCAAAGCAGAAGCAATTGGACTTAACTTAGTTAAGGGACAGAAGTCTTGTAAGTTACCTATATGATTGAACCCTATGAAGTTTATAAACTGTACCTAGCGATTAAACTTCATTTCACTACTAAGTCATATGATGTAGTGAAGTATAAGGGTAAAGTTAGAGTAAAACCAGAGACCTTTCGTAAAAGGAAAGACATGGTATCTATAAAGAAACTTGCTAGGGATTATAAACGCGAGGAAATAATAGATTTTTTAGTCGCAAATTTTGTATCTGGAGAGCGATGGGGTGGATTGTTTGATATACAGGCATCCAAAAGATATGAAGATTGGAAGGCAAAGAAGAATCAGAGAGAATATCTCTTTCAAAGGGATGTCTCAAAGATACTACTAGAGATGGAAAAGCAAAAAGTTGGCGCTTTTTTTGAAAAAAATGGAAAACAGGGCTTGACTTTTCGTCTGTACTTTGGTAGAATGATCGAAATTGAAACTCTTGTTATATTAGATAAGATTTTCGATTTTGTAGAAGAAACGGATGATATTTTACTAGAAGATGTTGTATTGCTGGTTAAAAAATATCGTCCTTTCATAAAGGTGACTGACTCTATGAGAGAAGTCGCAAAAACGCTTACTCAACCTGTATAAATAGGAGTGTATATAATGAGTAGGAAACTACGCCCTCAAGAAGATGAGAAGCGTATGCGGAGAGTACCTAGTGAAGATAAGACTAGGCTTGACAAATACAAACATCTCGTGTATAATGAGGAAATGTATGAGTCTGAAGAGTTCTTGGACGATTTAGACAAAAAAAGTAAAATACAACGCAAACATAAACCAATATAACGCACAAGGAGAAATATATGTCGTTTAATACTATAGAAGAGCTACGCAAGTCGCGTGGCAACTTTGACACCCTTCTTAACCAAGTTGAGAAGATGTCTACAACTACTACTGAGTCTAATGACGATGGTAGGGAATGGAAACCAACTGTTGACCAAGCTGGCAATGGGTATGCAGTCATCCGATTTTTGCCCCCAGCAAAAGGTGAAGACCAATATTGGGCACGACTCTGGACTCATGGTTTTCAAGGGCCTACTGGTAAGTGGTACATCGAAAACTCTCTCACAACACTAGGAAAACAAGACCCTGTTTCAGAACTGAACAGCGAATTGTGGAATAGTGGTGTTGAGTCTAACAAAGACATTGCTCGCAAGCAAAAGCGTAGACAGTCTTTTTATTCCAACATTCTTGTTGTGAAAGACCCATCCAATCCAGAAAGTGAAGGTAATGTATACCTTTATCGTTATGGTAAAAAAATCTTCGACAAAATTCAAGACTTGTTAAAGCCAGAATTTGAAGATGAAACACCAGTAAATCCTTTCGATTTCTGGGAAGGCAGAAACTTCAAACTGAAGATTCGTCAAGTTGAGGGATTCCGAAACTATGACAAGTCGGAGTTTGAGTCTGCACCAACACCAATCGGTGCTGATGAAGAAATTGAGGCAATTTGGGCGAAACAACACTCTCTTGCAGAGATTGTAGACCCATCTAACTTCAAGTCTTATGAAGACCTTAAATCCAAATTGGATATGGTTCTTCAAGGTGCAAGCAAGGTTCCTACTGCTTCAACTGTTGCAGCCCAGACAGGCGACATTGAAGATGACTTGTTTGCGAAACAACATTCTGAAACTACGGTAGTCTCCAATGGTTCAGATAATGATGACGATGCAATGTCGTACTTTGCAAAACTTGCTGACGATAGTTAATATCTCAGATTAGTTATGCGAGGGGCGGCATAAATAGTGTCGCCCCTTTTTTTATGGCAGAAATTATGGATGGAATTATATTTGGTGGACAACTAGAAGACTTTGCTGGGTCAATTCATAAAGAAGATTCAAAAAACATCTCAATAAGAAGAAGTTCAGGCGGACACAAGATTGCCACTTTTTTAAGGCAGAATGGTTACAATGTTGAAGTTATAGATTATGTCCACAGATGGAAAATAGAACAACTTAAAGAATACTTAAAACCTAGAGCAGAGAAGTGCAAGTTCTTTGGATTTGGTTCTACATTCTTTTTAGATAGTCCAGTTGTTAAAGAACTGGTTGAATGGTTAAAACAAGAATATCCAAATATACCGCGTGTCGCTGGTAGTCAGAATGATAGTATGCGTAGTCTGGACATGGATTGGTATGTCTATGGTTATGGTGAAAATGCCATGTTAGAATTGATGAAACATTTCGATGGTGGGCCAGAACCAATACACTTCAATAAAGTAATTAACTGTTATGTAAATTACAAGTCCTTCCCCAAAGATGACTTAACAGTATCATATCAAGAAACCGATTTTATGAACCCAAGAGAAATACTTCTTTTGGAGTTTGCTCGTGGATGTAAGTTCAAATGTAAGTTTTGTAGTTTCCCCATACTAGGTGTTAAGGGTGATTACTCTCGTACAGCAGAAAGCGTCTATGATGAGATGTTAGAGAATTATGATAAGTGGGGAACAGAACATTATATTGTCCTAGATGAAACATTCAATGATAGTCCACAGAAGATTGAGAAGTTTGCTAATGTAATAGAAAAACTTCCATTCCAACCAAAGATGACCGCGTATATTCGCGGTGATTTAATTGCTTCGCGTCCTAAAGATTGGGATAACCTAATCAAGATGGGAATTACATCTCACTTCTATGGTATCGAGAGTATGAACCACAAGGCAGCTAAATCTGTTGGTAAAGGGATGAATACTGGTAGGATACAGGATGGACTGTTAGAAGTAAAAGAATACTTTCAGAAAAATGCTGGATTTTATAAAGGTCACATATCACTAATATCTGGACTTCCATATGAAACTATTGATAGTCTACGCGATACAGTCAAATGGTGTTCTGAATACTGGGCAGACCAGAGTTATCATATGAATATATTGATGATTAAGTTACTAGGTAAACCATCTCTTAATCATAGTTCAGAATTTGATTTAAACTGGAAAGATTATGGATATAGAGAGTCCCAGTTTCCCAAGGATGATATAAAGTGGGATATGAGTATCAATCCGTTCTATAAAGTCCTCTACGACTATGTGGCGACCTCTGGCGAGTACATTATGTGGGAAAATGACTACTCTAGCATGTATGAGTGTTTTAAATTCTGCGTGGAAGAGTTTAGTCAGGCAAAACTAAAGAATGTATTAGACCCATTCATGTATGATAAGTTCTTTATAGACCCTAGTGTAAAATGGGATGATTTTCAAACACAAACACACATGGAAAGAAGAGAGAGTTTTATCTTAGACCATGTTGATGGTTATATTCAAAAAAAATTAGCTTCTAACTGCTAGAGAAGCGATAACATCTTCTTTACTCTTATCTATGACCAGAACAGGTTGAGCGGTATTAGCTTGTCTTCCGCCACCAGCGGCTGAACCACCTGTAGGTTCATTAACTGAATTTGCAGCCATTTGTCCTTCCGCAACAGCACCCGCTAATTTATCTGATTGAGACTGTTCCATTTTAACTGCATTTTCACTAGTTGTTAGTTCAATTTGGGAAGAACCTCCAACTGCATCTTTTGGTTCGGTTGGTGTAGATAAGTTAGCAGAAACATCGGTTTCCACTATATCCATTCCAACATCCATATCCTTTGGACTGCCATCTGGGTTGTGAGTATTACCAAATTTTTCGTCCCAAGTTTTTTGGTCTTCTGCTAATTGTTTCATGTCTTGATTTCTTCTTGACTGACCAGTTTTCTTTTTGGGTCTTGGTTCTACTGGTTCAGCTGATTCCGCCCACCCTTCTTGGATTTTTCTTAGTTTGTCTTTTACAAAATCCAAAATCTTCGCGTAGTTTTCACCATATCCACTGCCTTCAGTGTTCATATCGGTATCATGTGGAAACTTCTTTTTCGGGTCTTTAGAGTCTGGGTCACCAAAAACATCATTATACATATCTCTCGCTAATAGACCAGCGTCTACTGTTAATCCACCAGCAATACTTGGAATGAATACTCCACCTAATTCCGCAGCCGCACCCGCCTTGTCTCCTTGGAACAATCTCCACATTGCCATACCAGCACCAGCAACTGCTCCTACAAGTGGTAATTGTTTTAAACCATATTCACCCATGTTTCTGGCAAATGCCATCGCAAGTTTGCCTTGGTCTAAAACTTTTTTTCCTACATTTGGAGCTTGTATTTTTACATTATCTGGTTTTACCATATTTGTGGTTGCGTTCCCATCTGGGCCCGCCACTGTTAAATTTCCTTTTTTGGATTCTACTACAGGTTTGCCAGCATCTGGGCCGTCAGCGACAACCATCTGTCCAGCTGTGTCTACACCTTGGGGTCTTATATTTACCTTAGATGCATCAATAGCACCATCTCTGGCTCTGCGGATTGTGTTCATTGGATTTTCCATATTTAGAAATCCTCTTTGACCTTCCACCACTCTATTTCTTATTCTAGTACCCAACATAGCAGTTGATTTAGCCGCGTTTGCAAGAGTCATATCACCACCTTCAAGGGTCAATAATCTCTCTTCAATATTTTTTCTTTGTTCTTCTAAGGCAGCTGCAGCTTCTTCGTCATTTGGATCTGCTACACCGCCTTTTCCACCATCGAATAATCCGAGTTTCAGTAAAGCTGCTAATGCTCCAAGACCAGCTGCACCGCCAGCTCCCATTCCACCACCGCCAGACTTTCCACCAAATGAAGCTTTTACAGCACTCTCATCTGGTGGTTGTGGGGTAGTATCAACACCAGTTAAACCAGCAGCCATGGTTACCGTGTTGCCTTGAATTTTTGTGAGGATTTCTTTTATGTCTTGTAGTTGATTAACTACTGGATTACTACTGTCACCATCTTGTAACGCGGATGTAGCTTGAGCAGCTGTTGCCATGTGGTCTTGGCCACCACGAACACCACCCATATTACCACCCCTAAATGGTATAACATTATTGCCACCGCCTGCCCCCATGAACCCTTGATTCTGGTCTAGCGCTCCACCCATCAATGCACCAGCACCAAAACCACCAGCACCTCCACCTTTTCCACCCTTGGAAGGCGCCTTGTATCCACCTTTTGATTGCCCGCCCTTTCTGGTTAAAAAGTTTCTGGCTCCAGAAAATATAGATCTACCTTTAGTTGCTATATCATAAAATATTTTCATTGAACCCCTCTCTTTATTGACTCCATTTATTTGACTTCATTGCTTCTGTCTTCTTTTTTAAATGTTGGACTAACATCGAAATGTACACTTGCCTTTCCCACGGAACCCAACTCTCTATTTCTGTTAAACTATATTTATGTTCTTGCATTAATAGAAAGTTAGTTTTAAAGTAATTTTCTAAATTTTCATGGAAAAGGCTTATGCGAAAAAATCGTAGTACCCATTCATATACACGGTGTTTTCTTTTTCACACTCCCTACATGTATATTTTATTTCATTTTCTATCGCAGGCATTGTTTCAAAAAAGTCCTGTAACTTTCTGAATTGTTCTGAAGTTAAGTTATCTACAAAATCAGTCTTTTCTTCATCACTTAAATCAGAACTTTCTATGATACTGTCTCCATAGTAAATAATTTCTATACATTGTTCTGCAACCGCGTAGATATCTTTTTCTGTTTCTGAATGACCCAACGCAATCATTTCGGTAACATCTGGATATCTCATTTTTACTGTTATGTCATCAGCAAGAGTAACATCTAATGAATGTCCCTCTGTTTCAATTAACTCAAAAGTGTCAAGATTGATATCCATATCGGTTGGCGCTTCACACGCTCCGCATTGCAGTCTTACACTTACTGTATCTGATACTGAAACCTTTCTAAGTTCTAAGAAGATTTTTTGCATGTCAAATATCGGGAGTTCATCTCCCTGTACCTTACCAAAAGAACAATTGGTTATTACCTGTTGGGTGGCTTTAACCATTTCCTCTTGGTCTTTTGATTCACTGGCCAAGACAAGCAGTTTTTCCTCTTTTACTAGGAAAGGTCTGAACTTAACACTCTTGTTGAGAGAGTGTATGTGAACATCTATCAGAGGATGTTCTGTTTGTGGTAGTGCCATATTATCCTCCAGACCTATATTGCTTCGCCCAAAAACCCATTCATATAAGCGGTATTTTTGGTTTCACAATTTACACAATTAAACTCTATTTTGTTATTAACCACTGGCATGTTTGCAAAGAAGTATTTTATCTCTTCAAACTCACCTTTAGTTAAATTATCTACAAACTCTATTTTTTCTTCATCATTTACATCCAAGAATTCGTCTTCATATAATATAGCCACTATACACTTAGTTGCTATATCATAAAATTCTGCGAATTCTTTTCCTTCAGCTGTTTCAAATATTTCTTTCGCGGTGGGATATCTCATAGTAACAATTAAGTTTTCTCTGAGTTCTATAACTGGACTGCTAAACTTTCCGCGAGTTATATCAAAGTTTGATAGTGATATTTCTACTTCATTTGGTTCACCGCACTCCTCACAGGCAAATAACCAATTTGGTATTTCTGTTTTTGAGTATTCGAGAAGTTTTAAGAAAATTAGTTGTAGGTCAAAAATAGGTAGAGTAGTCCCATCTATTTCCCCCAATGAACAATTAGACACTACTTCACACATAGACTCCAAAAGAACTTTTCTTTCTGTGTCTGGTGATTCTAGTAGTCTTTCTTCTTTTACTAGTAGTTGTCTAAAAGGAATGTCTTTATCTAACGAATAGACAAATATATCCCTCAAAGGATATTTCACCTTTGGTAACATTACAAACCTCCATCAATTTAATCAATCCAATCATTAATATTATGAGCAATCTTACTCTTAATAGCGTTTTTGAAACTATTCTTACGGAAATTAAGAATACCGAACAACCTTTCTGAATCTCTGGAATCAACTCCCCTAGATGTCCATCTCCTAAATGCGAATGTTACATTAACTCTGACAATACCTTCAGCACTTTGACCCATAGGTAAAATGTTCATAAGTCTTGGAAACGCATCATATAGTTTCCACCGCGTGACTCTGTTGTCTTCTCTATCCAATGTGTATACTTCTACTGTCCCTACATGTTCATCTGGAAAACTTACCTCTTTTGATATGGGGTCAGCGATTATAGTCATCCAGTTTTCAAAATATGTTCTTACATCCCAGTTATCGTCACAGAAAAATGTAAACGCTGCTGTATCACCAAAATACTCAATACCATGAGCTCGTTGTTCTGTCCATGTGCTTATTTTTGTTGGTGTCCATTGTATCTGTAAGCCGGGTATCTGTGCTTCTTCACACAGTAATGATACTTCTCTATCAGTTGAGAAGTTTGATGGGCCATTGATTACTATCTCAAATCTGTTAGACCTCGCAAGGTCATTCTTTCTGACCTTAGCAATAAAGTCACTTGTTTTAAAATATGCCATTAAATCATTCTCCTAGACTTTTGGAACACGGTGTTCTTACTAACATTAAAGTCTTCTACTGGTAAAAATATAGCACCTTTCCAATCTTGCGGATTGATTTCAAAAAACCTAGACCTTATTTGTTTTGTTAAATATCTTTTTACGCATGGTTTTACTTCTGGGAATTGTGCAGAGTTTGACAATAGTTCCCAGTTATATCTCATTGTAGTTTTATCATCTATTGCTCTATCTTGTATCGTTTCCATCAACTTACCTAGTAATTGAGCTCTCATCATGTAAGGTAGATAGTGTAAATTTAATCCCCAGAACCCATTGTTAGTTGGTTCAAATGGAAGACACAAAGGAAACGCATCAAAGTATGGCAGTTTATCTTTGAATTTTGCATCATATCTAAACAAATACATTGAACCTATATCAAACTGACTCACTGGTTTACCAATATCATTTGATATAGCGCTTGAAGGATTAGTTACGCCACGCATAACTTGCCTTACTTGATTCATATACCAATTAAATGACTTCCGTCCAGAGTCAGAATTTGGTCTTATTTGTAGAAATGGATTCGCCATAGCGACTATTTATAATACATTCCCAATTCTTTCTCAGTAATTATTTTAAATTCCCATCCTTTATCGAGACAAAATTCTTTTGCTGATTTCCACTTTGCTTCATTGATACCATAGTTGGCAATCTCTTGTAAATACTTTTTTGTTTTCTTTCTTGGTTCTGGGGGTTTGGTAAACCGTTCTGGTTTGATTTCTATCAAATATGTGCCACCAACTGTTTTCAAATAGAAGTCAACAAAGTAACGATGTATTCTTCTATCGATTGGTGACCTGTAGGGTATCGCTATAGGTTCAGATGCCCACTCTAAAACATCTTGGTTCTTGTCGCACCAATTCATAAATTTTAGTTCGTAGGCAGACCGATAAATAACTTCTGAAATATTCCCTCTATACTTTTTTGCGTTTTTTGGAATAAATTTTCCTTGATGTATATCTTTTCGGTACGGCATGTTATAAATAGTCCAGTAAAATCATAATTACTATTTATTACGGAGTTCACGCATGAGTGTTTACAAATGGTTAGATACAAAACTAGGAGGCATTTTGCCTGGCGGAGTGCCATTAGGCGGAAGCCGAAATGAAGGTTCTGACCCAGAAAACACAGCAAATGCAGTTTCTAAGTCGGCTGGAGCTGGTGATAAAAACGACAACTCTGGTAAAAAATCAGAACAACCCGAAAAACCAAAAACATCATTTGTAAGTTATTCCTATCCAGATGGATTAGATAATACAGATGAGTTCCCACATCAAATTATGTTTAATGTCTTAATCAGACAGACAGAAGCTGAATATACCGCTAATGTAGGTAATTTACCAGACGCTGGTAGGGGTGAAGATTTAGCGAGTAACTTAACAAATGATCAGGCGCGGGCTTTAGTAGCAGATGCTGGTGAGTTCGCAACAGTAGCTGCTACTACTACATACGGACTGAAGAGAGGAGATGCTACTGGTGCTTTTGTAGCTGGTGCGGGCCTTTTAGTAGCCGATGAATTTGGAAACAAAATCTCATCTTTAGTTAAGGCAAAAACTGCAAGAAGAAATGTAGCAAGAATTAGAATGGCGATGCCGATGTCACCAAAGAATGAAATGACTGCTGAATGGAATGTTACTGACTTTGGTGCTATCATGGGTATGATGATGAGTAAACAAGCAACAGGGAGTATACAGGATGTAATTTCTAATGCTGCTAAACATGGTAGTGATGTACAAGAGTCCTTGTTAAGAACTGCTGCTGGTACATTGAATATCGGTAAACAAATGGGATTGAATATACCGTTGCAATCTAGTATCGAATTGATGACTCGTAAAGTTGGTAACCCATATAAAGAAACACTTTTCAAAACAATGAATTTTAGGGACTTTCCATTTGTATTTAAATTTGCTCCAAAAAATAATAACGAATTATTACAGGCATTAAAAATTGTTAATATATTTGAAAGATATATGACACCCAAAAAATCTAAATCAACAATGTTTTTAGAATACCCCGCTGAGTTTGAAATAATTTATCAGTATAAAAATAAGGAGAATGTTTATTTTACAAACTTCTTTAATGATACTGCTTTAACTAACTTTACAGTTGATTATGGTAATGGGGGCATGTATACCTCATTTAGAGGCACAGAGGGTGCTCCATCCGAAATTACTATGAGTATGAATTTTAAAGAACTTACTCTTCTTCATAGAGATTCTATTGTTGATATAACAGACCAAAATGAAGTGATGGGTGGATTCCAAGGGCCTGGCATTGGTGCTACAGTACAGGGAGAAACACCAGATGATGCACCAGTAGAAAATAAAAATCCAAATGGAGAATCTACTACAATTACTACTGAGTCAAACTCAGAACCAGATGGGAGCGATTAATGGCATTTTTTAGACAATTTCCTAGAACACTTTATACGGTAGATGATACTCTTATAAACATACCAGACATTTTCCGCCGTGTTGCTCCAAACAGCATTACAAACAGTATGATGGCTATGAGCACATATGATATTCAAGATGGACAAAAACCAGAACATCTCTCGCATGATGTATATGGTACAGTAGATTATTATTGGGTGATATTGATTGTTAACAATATCGTAGACCCATATCATGACTGGCCAAAATCCTCAGAAGATTTATTAGATTTTACAAAACAACGGTATGGTGCAGAGAATATACATAAGATTCATCACTATGTAGATGGAACAAATGCAGATATCAGAGTTGACTTTGACCAGACAAAATTTAATACTGGGGAGATAAAGTCTATTTCCAATATAGAACATGAAGAAAAAGTAAATGAAGAAAAACGACAAATAAAAGTTCCCAAACCAGAATTTATTGAGGAAATAGCAGGACAGTTTAGAAAATTAATTAGAGGAAACTAATATATTATGGCCGCCAAAGATGTACCAACTCCAGGCTCGATACGAGTAACAGAAGTATCTCTGCTAGCTAGAAACGCAACAACTTTTTCAACAAAAGATTCTAAGAGAACAATTGACTTGTTAACACAGGGTTATGTTGGTGATATTACTATTAAACAAAGTATGCATACCAACTATCTAACATGTGATATTAGTATAGGTGACGCTAGAAATCTATTGGGTAATCTTCCTATTTTGGGCGGAGAAGCTATAACAATAAAAATGTGTTCATCTCATTTGAATGACAATAATCCATTGCATGTTATAGAACAAAGTTTTATTATTCATTCTATTTCAAATAGAACATTTAAAGATGATAGAGAACAAATGTATAATCTGCACTGTATATCTCCAGAAGGATACAAGAATAATACAGTTGTTATAAGTGAAAGGTTTAGTGGGCCACCAAAAGAGATTTTTAACGACATATACAAAAGGTTTTTATCAGAACCTAGAACTATGCGAGAAACAGGGTCAAAAGATTTAAAAAGAGAATTGGAGTTTTGTGATGTTTCTGGTGGACAAACATTTAAAAAAGATAACATATGTTTTATTGCTAATTACTGGACACCTTATGAATGTATGAATTATTTAGCAAGTAAAGCTGCCCCAGCACCAGCTGGTGGAAAAGAATTAATGCCAAATGTTAAATACTTTCAAACTCACAGAGCACATTATGTTGCTAGTCTTTCTAAGATAGCTGCATTTTATAAAGAACAGGGTGTAATTTATGATGAGTTTACATTGTTGCCTCAACAATATGATACCTTTATGTTGAATGAAGATAGAAAAAATAGAAGTGGGTTTAAATGTATATCGCCGTTTGCATCTAATAAGCATACTCAGATTAGTAAACTTGCTATTCCTTTTTACACAGATGATTTAAATGACCAAATATCTGGATACCAAGGAAATTTTACGGTTGGATTTGATATGACAACCAGACTTCCTTATCACATGGAATTTGATTATACTTCAGCACATGAACAGAGACTTAAAGACAATCAAAGGGTTATCCCAGCTGGGTACAAAGATTTTTTTCATATAGATAAAACATCTCCAATAAAACCAGATTTATTGACTAACCCAAGGTCTGCTATGAATGTGCAAATGGGTTCTTCTCAAATGTGGACTGACAACGACTTTGGACATGATTGGAGATTTTTACTGGATACAGCTTATAGAGATACCGCGACAGCAGAATTAGAAAGATTAGAACTTTCAATTGATATACCAGGCCGAACAGATATTGAAGTCGGACAGTTGGTATGGTTAAATATTCCAAATACAGGTGAAAAGGGTGACAACCCTTCTCCAGATGAATTGTTTGATAAAAAAATGACAGGACTTTATTCTATCACAAGAATAAGACATGAAATTGATATAGCATCTTCTAACCACGAAATGTCCATAGATGTGGTAAGAGATAGTTTAGGAGCAGACACATGATGAAAGAAAGATATCCAAATTTTTGTTGGTGGCAAGGTGTAGTAGAAGATAGAAATGACCCAGAACAGTTTGGTCGTTATCGTGTTCGTATTATAGGATACCATACATTAGATAAAGCAGTTTTACCGACAGAAAGTTTACCGTGGGCAATCCCTATGCAACCAGTTACCTCTGCTGCTATTTCTGGTGTTGGTAGTTCGCCCAGTGGATTGGTAGAGGGTTCAAGTGTAATTGGATTCTTTGTTGATGGCGGAGATGGTCAGATACCAGTTATCATGGGTTCATTTGGTGTGGAAGATAATGTTCCCAGTGTTCCAAATTTAGAGGATGGTAGTACAACACCAGAACCACCAGAGTCATTAGCCCAGAGAGGATTTTATGACCCCAACGGTGTCTATCCACGCAGAAAACATTTAAAAATAGAAGATACTGCTTCCCCAATGGAAATAGATAATTTTATTGAGGACGGATTAGGAAAAATCACAGACCTTGATGGTAATCCTTTGTCCGCTTTAGCGTCTGGTATTGAAGAGGTAGATGTTGGTAAAAACATTCTTGAGGAAGCTTCTTCATCTCGACTTTCAAGGGGTGCTACTGCTTCAGAAAATCATTATTCACTAAAAGCAAAAAGAGACACTAGAACATTAAAAATTCCACGCGGATTTGCAAGTAAAATATCTGGATGGAATAATTTAGAAATACCTTTTGACCACACCAATGAAGGTGAGGATGAATTTGGCAATAATATAAAAGAAGTAAATTCAGTTAAAACTGGAATATATGAACCAACTTTTTGGGATGAACCACATCCACAGGGTTCAGAACAATCAAAATCCAAGTATCCATATAACCATGTAAGGGAAACCGAAAGCGGACATGTATTCGAGGTTGATGATACACCAGATGCAGAAAGAATACACGAATACCATACTGCTGGAACATTTAGAGAAATCCAACCAGACGGAACCAAGGTAGAAAAAATTGTTGGTGATGATTATGTCATTGACTTAAAAAACCGATACATGTATGTTAATGGAAACTTTGACCTTATGGTTGAGGGGGATTATAATCTTAATGTTAAGGGAAACAAATACGAACATATAACTGGTCACTCATACACTACTGTCATGGGTAATAGATTAAGTAAAATGCAAGGACATGAATTAGTTGATACTCAAAGTTCATATCTATTAATGACTGCTGGTAACTTCAATTGTCAAGTAGGACAGTCTGACAAAGACCAAAAGAAAATAGGTAATTATCGTTTGCGTGTCTTGGGACAAATGAATGAAACGGTTCAAGGCAAACACAAAATAATGGGTGGTAATGATTTTAAACATATTGTCAAAGGTGACATAGGATTTACTACCGCACTTAGAACAGGGCTTGACCCAACTGCAGCTTTAGAGGCTGCTTCGGCTGGGGCAGCTCCATCTCCAGATGCACTTGTTCAAGGTGGTTCAATCAAATTAGAGGCAATTCAGAAAGTTGACATTGCAGCTGCTCCGACTGATTTCCCGAAAGTGCCTGGCATGCCTCTTGGTGGTGTTGTTTCCATAGTTTCTGATAGAATTAATACAACCGCGAGAGTTGACTATGTAGAGAGAGTTGGCCCAGTTTCGGTTCCCCTACCAGCTCAAATTATCGGACTCAAAACAACACAAGTTATGTCTGCTCTGCCTGCTGGTGGTATCTTTGAAAATGTTCTTGGAGTTGGTAATATCACTAGAACAATTGTTGGTGAAGGTAACATTGTTGACCTCGCAACCCTTGGTACTGTTACTTACACCGCTGGTGTTGGAGCTGCTAGTCTTGTTGCCCTTGTTGGTGCTGCTAATGTTACTGCTAGTGGAGCTGCTACTGTTAGTGCTGGTGGTATTGCTACGGTTACTGCTACTGGAGCTCTTGTTCTGGTCGGTGGTACAACTGCATCATTGGCTGCTACTGCAGCTACTACAATTACTGGTCTTACGATTTCACTAAACGGATAAAGGATAAGAAATGAGTTGTAAAGGTATAGGAGCACAGTTTGGGGAAATCGCGGATAAGATTGACCAACTACAAGATCAAATTGACATGGTTGTTGATACTACTGTTGATGCGATTGCGAGTGAACTGGGTATCAAAGGTCTTCAGGCAAAATTTCTTGCTATGCAAGGAGAGTTTGAAACGCTGTTCCAAAAAGAATTTGGTAACCTAGAAAACTTTCTTGAACAATTAAAAGATGGTATACCTTTTTCTGAAGATATTCAGAACTTAATGGCTTTTGCTGGCCAGGGTGTTGAGTTTGTTAATAAATTAGAAGATTTAAAAGACAAGTATGGAAATGATTCAGCAGTAGAAGATATTCTAAGAGACCCAGCAGGATTCTTGGATACTTTAGGAGCTGACTTAGAAAAATTATGTGAGGCTTTACCTAACTTTGAAAAAGCAAAAGATGGTAAGATAAAAGTTACTGCTGCCAAGTTTAACCTTGACGCTGGTGAGATAGATGCTGAAGAATTATTGAATGAGGGTGTATCTCCATTAATAAAAAGAATTAAAGAAGCTTTGAGGAGAATGACAATAACATTTGAAGAGGACAAAGTTTCTTCATTAAATAAAGCTACAGACACGAACTTCGGATAAAGTTATTATAAATAGTCAAATGATTAGGAAACCTACTACAATATACAAAGATTTTGATTTGAGTTTTACTAAAAACCCAAACACAAAGGATATTGCTCGTAGAGTAGATGTTCAGGCGGTTAAGCAAGCTTTAAAAAGTCTATTATTGACTGATTACTATGAAAAACCGTTTAACCCGAATTATGGTTCTCCAATTAGAGGACTGTTGTTTGAACCACTCGATCAGGCTACTGGTACAAGTATGGCTACGGAAATAAAAAGAACCATACAAAACTTTGAACCGCGTGCTGTTGTAGAAGAGGTAGAGGTTTACCCAGATGTAGACACTAATACCTTTAACTGTAAAATATTTTTTTATGTTAGAGGAATAAGAAGACTACAAGAATTAGATTTAGTTTTAGAGAGGTTGAGATAATGCCAATAGCTGCTGTTATAGGAAATCTTACTACAAATACACATGGGTGTAATACATCGGTTGCAATTGATAATTCCACTCATTTGGCAGCCAACACTACTCTTGCATCTGGTGTAACAATTGGAGGCATACCTGTCGCAGTAGTAGGTTCCAAACTTGCAGACCATACAATTTTGACAGGTGGTAGTTGTGTTCCTCACCCATCTATGACTGTAACACAAGGTTCTGCTACAGTAACAGTTGGTGGGAGTCCTTTAGCTTATCAAGGAGCAACTGTTTCTTGCCCAGGCACAATAACTGGTGCTGCTGGAACAGTTAGTGTAGGCGTGTAAATAGATAAAAAAAGAGAGAAGAGATGTCAGTAAAAAATGTAACAGAATTAGATTTTAGTACAATAAAACAAAACCTAAAAACACACTTGCAGAATCAATCTGAATTTGCAGATTATGATTTTGATGCTTCTGGTATCTCGCAACTAGTGGATTTGTTGGCTTATAATACACATTACAATGCAGTTCTCGCCCACATGGTATCTAATGAATCTTTCATTGACTCTGCTGTAAAAAGAAACTCCGTTGTATCTATTGCTAAGACTATGGGATATGTCCCAAGGTCTGCTCGTTCAGCAAAAGCTGTCATAGACTTGACCGTACAACCAGACCCAGCTTACAATGTAACTGCTTTAACTCTCAGTAAGTCCAAAGTTTTTAGTTCTAATGTAAATGGAAGAAATTTTTCTTTTGTACCAGATAAAGATTACAGTGTAGATAAGTCTGTTGTAAATGGTGTTTCTGCTTTTAGATTCACGGATATCAATCTTATTGAAGGAACTAGGGTAACAACATCTGAAGTCATTAGTACAACAAATAGGTCTGGGCCAGTAATACTTCCAAACGATAATGTTGACACTACCACACTTACAGTTAAAGTTCAAAATTCTGCGACAAACTTAAATGCTGAAACATATAGTCAATCAGAAACAATCGCTGGTGTTAAGTCAACTTCAAAAGTATATTATCTTGAAGAAAGAACAGATGGATACTATCAAGTAGTATTTGGTGATGGTGTTCTCGGTAAGCAACTAGATGTTGGAAACATTGTCATATGCGAGTACATAATTTCTAATGGTACAAGGGGAAATGGTGCTAGAGCATTTTCTCCACCGACTAATATAACTGGAAACCAAGAAACACTTAATGGAAAAACGAAAGCAGTCGCTGCTGGTGGATACGAATTAGAAACTACTGATAGTATTCGTTTTAATGCACCAAGATTTAATTCTGCGAAAGGTAGAGTTGTGACATCTACTGATTACGAAACAGCGATTAAACAATCCAATCCAAATATCAAATCAGTTACGGTGTGGGGTGGAGAAGATAATATACCGCCTGTTTATGGTAAGGTTTATATATCACTACAACCTCAATCTGGATTTGTTATTACAGAGACAGAAAAAAATGAAATTACTAACAATGTTATAAAACCAAAACTACCTGTGTCTTTGGTTACAGAATATGTAGATGCAGAAGAACTGTTTATTGGATTTAACATCGCGGTTACTTATGACCCGAAACTTACTACATCATCTTCAGACTTTATCAAAACATCTATATTGTCACAAGTAAGTAAACACTTTAATGCAAATGTTAATGAGTTAAAGAAAAATTTCTTCTTTTCTAAATTAACTAGAGAACTTGATTTGGTAAATGATTCTATTTTGGCAAACAACATAGAAATGAGATTGATGAAAAAGATTTCACCTACTCTTGGTACTCCTACTCGGTATCAATTAAAGTATAACAATAAACTATTAGCTAGTTCTGTTAGAACAAATTATTTTACTGCTAATATAAACGGTTCACAAGATGAGGTCTATATAACAGATAAACCAGACGAAACATTTACTGCGTCACAACAATATAACGGACAAAGATTTAACCTTGCGAAAGGTGACCTTATTTTGAAAACAAAAGCAACAAACACTATTATAGGGGGAACCGTAGGAACTATCGATTATGACACTGGGTCATTGGATATTTCATCTTTAAGAGTTGATGAAGTTAGTGGGTCTGCTAATACTGACATTAGGGTATACATAACTCCGCATGAAAGTGCTAAAAATATTTCTACAGATTCCTTGGTGCGGGCAACAGAAGAACAATCATATGCTGTTACCGCTTTACCAGCAAGAAATATAATACTGTCCCTTGATGACTCTCAGATAGACACTACTAACAATGTTAAACAGGGTGTTGCTGTCACTATGATATCAAGGGTACAGGATGACTAATCGAATACCATCATATTTAGAGTATATTAAAACCATTGCTATTACTAGCGCTGGTTCTGGGTATACTTCACCTGTCACACTTATAGTAGATGCACCTACTGGTGATAATCCCATACAAGCTACAGCAACTGCTACGATTGACTTTGCTGGGTCTGGTGATATAACCTCTATTACAATTTCTGAGGCGGGAGATGGATATGATACCGCACCATCGGTAAAGATTACTGGTGCTGCTACAACTGCTTCAAGTACAACTACGAACACGGGTCTTGATGCTGGAACATATAACAATGTTGTTCCAACTTCTACAAGTGGTATTGGGGAGTTCGCTACATTTAACATTGTCATTGATGCAAATGGAGATGTTACTTCAATAGTACCATCAGCAGGAGGACAAAAATTTGTTCAAGGTGATACTGTAACATTTCTTGCTACTGCTCTAGGTGGAGTTGGAACTGAATCAGATGTTGTTGGAACTATTACTCACATTAATGGTGGACAGGGAGGACTGTTAACAGCAGAGATTGATAGAATCGCAAAAGCGGATGTCTATGCTCAACCCAAGATTTCAAAACAGGTATCAAATCAATTACCAGCATTTATTAAAGATGACCATGCTCTATTTGTAACATTTATTGAAAAGTATTATGAATTCTTAGAACTTAATAATACAACTGACCCTACCAAACACGGGCCTTTAAAAGTACTACAAGATTTTTTATCTAAATTAGATGTTGATTTTAACGATGATGGAAGTATTAATACAGATGACAACTTCCTAAAAGAATTTTATAAAGACTATGTAAAAGATTTACCTCTAGGACAAAGTGCAAAATTAAGTCTTGTTCTAAAACATATCAATGACTTCTATACTGCAAAAGGTAGTGCTGAGTCAATCAAACTTTTATTTAGAATACTTTATAACGAAGAAGTAAATATCTTTAATGCACAAGAATTTGTTCTTAGACCCTCTTCTAGTAGATGGCAACAAGATTATGTTATCAAGGTTTATGAAAGAGGAACATATATTAATGCTGGTACACCAGATTATAATCCAGAAAACTTTGTAGGACAACAAGTTGATATCCATTATTATCAGTCAACTGGTTCGGTTACAAATTCTTTTACTAAACGAGCAAGTGTTCAATCCGTTAAAAAGATTGCCTATACAAACCCACAAGCATATGAACTTGTTTTAGGTGGAATTGATAATACATTCTCTTTACCAGGCCCAGGCGCCGCTAGTGTTTCAAATGATGAAATACTACAACCAGAAGTTGCTGGTCTTATAGGAGATATAGTAGGAACTGGAGGTGGCGGTGCATACGAAAACCCAGACCCATCTGTAGTAGATGGAACATATAGTATTACTGATTCTGATTTTACAGGATACATTGATGTTCCGTGGAGTATAGGACTCGCGGTTACAAAAGGAACATATGTAAAAGCAAACAACAAAATATATCTCGCGGTAAATACTGGAACTACACTTAACAGTGGAACAGGCCCAACTCATGAATCTGGTGAAGAAACAAATGGTAGTGTTAAGTTTAGGTTCATTCAAATAGTAACTGCTGACGGACACTATACAACTGGAAGTTCTGGTGCTACATTTACAGTTGTTATCGCTGGTAACGCTGTTTCTAGTGTTACAAAGACAGGAAGTGGAACAGATTACTATCCAAATGAAATACTAGAAATACCCGCCACAAAGTTTGGTGGAACTGGAACTGGCGTAAAAATTAAAGTCGATAACATTACCAGTGGTAAAATTAAAAAGGTAATTATAATTGACGGTGGTTCTGGATTTGCTTCTAACCCAAATGTTCTTATAACTCCAAATAGTGCTGATACTATTACCACAGATGCTTTAATAGAAACAAGAGTCAGTGATGGTGAAATAACTCAGACTATATTTACAAACAATACGACAGGTGTTGGGTATAATAATTTACCACAACTAAGAATTTCTACTGGACTTACTCTTACATTTGTAAGTTTAGCAGACGAGGTTTTCCCAGATACTACTAGTGGTGATACTTTCTCTGCTATGAAAGGTATTGTTAATAGGGTATTGAATACCGCTAAATTTAATTCAATAAAAACTGGTTCTAGTGCCACAGCTGGTGGATTTAAAATTGGTGACTCTTATGTTATTAATGAAACTGGTGGAATTTTAGGTGTTTACGCGCTAGACTATTTTGCTGGAGACTATACACTAACTGGGGTATCTAACAATGCTTATGTGAGAGTTACATCACTCGATGCAAATGGATATCCTGCTACATTTGAAGTACTTGCTGTAGGACAAGGATTTAACAGAGAAGATTTCCAAATAGAACTAACATCACCTACAGGTAACATTGCTATTGTTGACTTTAAGACAGGATATAATGCAGTACTAGGTGGAGTTGCTGGAGATGCTGGTGGATTCCTATCAGACGCGAACAAACTATTTGATAATTTAGTTTATCAACCATATGCATATCAGATACAATCAGAATTACAGGCTAGTGAGTGGAAGGAGTATGTTAAAAGGTCAGCTCACCCCGCTGGATTTGCTTTATTTGGTGATTTACAGATTAGACAGGACATTGATTTTTCTGCTGGGTTTACAGTTGAAACAGATGTTTACATGTTCTTTGTATACCCAGATGTTGAAGAACTGTTTGTACAAGAAACAGTTGTTAAAGATATCGCAATTACAGAAGCAGGGCCTGACTCAATTTTCCCAGGCGATGCCATCAATTCATTTGATGTCACAACTGCTTATTCTGATACTGTTGGAATTGCAGATGAAGAAGGCCCGTATACATTTGTTGGTACATCGGTAAGAGTTTACTACGCGACTTCAGATGGAACGGAATCTGGTGACCCATACTTTGTACAACACGCAACTGCATCGGATGACTATGTAGAAAGATTTGGTGTTGGTGACTACTTCTTAAATGACGGTGGCCCATATGTAGAACTTGGTAATCCACAGAAACTAGTAGAGATTAACTTCAACTCTACGGATACTGGTGAGTACGCATTGGATTACTTTGCTAACGATGCTGGTAGATACACGGTTCTTGTTGCAGATGATGCCGAAAGAAGTACAGAATTCTACTTTGTCAATGATACACTAACATCACTTGAAGTTCAGGCTACTGCAACAGATAGTGTAGAAATGGGTGAGACTGTATTGATATCATTTGTATTCTTCAGAGAACCGACTGACTCATTTACAATGCAAGATTCAGTAAGTGTAGAAAGAGGTGTTGGTGCTGTTGAAACTATTCTGTTTGCTGACGCGGTTGACAAGTTTGATATCGGAGTTAACCCAACAGATACACCAACTGCCGATGAGTCAACAGTATTTGATGTAACTACTGTTAGAGCTGATACATTTACAAGTGATGATACTATATCAATAGAACCACAGTTAATTGGCACTGATACAATACTAATGCAAGACGCACCGTCTGTAGAACACGGTGGTGTATATGCAGATACATTTAACATTGCTGACGCGGTAGATAAATTTGATATAGGTGTGAATCCTTCTGATACAGGCGCTACTGCTGACAGTATAAATAATTTTGATGTCACAACTGCTCCAACGGATAGTTCAGATACCGCAGATTCAATTAATAAATTTGATGTAGAGATAGACCTCACAGGTTCTTCCGTGGACGAAGATGTTGCTATGGGAGACAGTGGTAGTCTTATATCACAGTCATATACAGTCGATTTAACTTATTTTGCCGAAGATTATGTTGCTGATACTGTAGTGAATTTTTAAAAACTAATTTTAATTCTTATAAATAAGGAATAACAAGGCAATAACTAATTTTAGAGGAGATAAACATGTTGCAAAATAATGCCTTAAGCGCCAAGGGTCGATTGACCATTGAGCTCTTTGACAAAGAGGGTACTCTTCTTGAGACCCAAGAAGTAAAGAATGTTGTTGTAAACAACGGTCTTAATTATATCGCATCTCGCATGAAAGATGCATCTGCCACCGCAATGTCACATATGGCAATCGGTTCAGATAATACTGCTGCCGCTGCTGGTAATACTGCATTAGGTACAGAACTTGGTAGGGTTGCTCTTACTTCCACTACTGTCACTTCAAACTCAGTCGCTTATGTTGGGGACTTCCCCGCTGGTACTGGTACAGGTGCAGTTGTTGAGGCAGCTATCCTAAACGCTAGTTCGGGTGGTACGCTACTGTGTAGAACTGTGTTTTCTGTAGTTAACAAAGCTGCTGCTGACACATTAAAGATCACTTGGACGGTTACTGTATCTGACTCCTAAGAGTTAAACTAAGGAGTTAGTGCATGGCCATTCTGTTACTAGAACAGGCAAGGTTTCATCAGGCGAGGTCTTTCTATAGAGACATCTATAACGGCAATGATAAATTTTATCTTGCGGCCTCGCGTACTGAAACATGGACGGATGATACCGCGCCTGATACATCGGTAGATAATCGTGTCGATGTACAGAATTTCAGAGACAAAGTACTTTTTGTAAAACGAGTGCAGTCTGCTGACACGGCCATGTTAGCTCGAAGGATTGATTGGACTACTGGTACAGTTTACGATAGGTATGATGATGCCTATAGTCCTACAAACACCGCGAATTCTGGTGCTACATCATTACAGACTGCAAACTATTATGTCTTAACAGATGATTTTAATGTTTACAAATGTATTGATAATAACAACAATGGACAAAGTACTACAAAACCAAACAGTACTGGAACCGAAATCTTTACAACCGCAGATAGTTACAAATGGAAGTTCTTATTTCAAATAGGTGCTTCAGACAGAACTAAGTTTTTATCTACTGGATTTATGCCAGTTAGAAAAGTATCTGGTGCTGGTCAACCATCATTTGATATAAATGGTGAAATTGATAGTATTACAGTAAGTGCTGGTGGAAGTGGATATACTTCACCACCAACGGTTACAATAAACGGTGATGGAACAGGTGCTACAGCACAAGCGACACTCACTGGAACATCGGTAACTGGTGTTACAGTTACTTCAGCTGGTTCTGGATATACCTTTGCGGATATTGTATTGACAGGTGGAGGTGGAGCTAACGCGGAAGCAGATGCTGTTCTTGGAAGTACAGACACACCTACACTCCAAACAAATGTGGAAGGTACTGCTGTAAAAGGAACTATTGATAACATAGTAGTTACAAACCAAGGTTCAGATTATACATCTGGAGATGTGACATTAAAGATTACTGGAGATGGAGAGGGTGCAGCCTGTGCTGCTGTAGTGAACACCAATGGTAACATTACTGGTGTAACAATTACAAATCCAGGCTCTGGATATACTACTGCATCAATACAGATAACACAAGCATCTGGTGGTGGTACTAATGCTGCCTTTAGAGTTATAATCGCACCTTTTGATGGACATGGTTCACATCCACAAAAAGAATTGTTTTGTAAACGAGTGGGTGTAACAGTTTCTTTTGATAACGATTCAAGAGATTTAATTACAGGAAATGACTATAGACAAGTAGGATTGATGAAAAACATAACTAAATATGGGTTAAGTAGTTTATTCGATGATGCAACTGGTTCTCCTCACTTCATCATTGGAATAAGTGACCCAAATAATTATGGTGCGGATGATATAGTCGAAACAACAAGTGGAGGTAACTTTACAGTAGCTCAATTAAGAGATACAACAGGAAACGGAACAGATGATAGTGTCTATTTACAAGAAAACAGTGCTGGAATAAGTGTATCTGACACAATTACAAATTTAACAAAAGGTCTCTCTTCTTTACCTATAAATAGTCTAAGTAATCCAGAGATAGATCCTAATTCGGGAGATATTGTTTACTTTGATAATAGAAAACCTATTACAAGGGAAGAGGGTCAAGTAGAGACAGTAAAAATTATATTTACTTTCTAAGGGAATAAAAAATGGCAATTGATTTAAATGTAACACCATATTATAATGACTTTTCGGCGGCTAAGAAATTTAACCGCGTAGTCTTTAAGCCTGGCGTTGCAGTACAAGCTAGGGAACTAACACAACTACAGGATTACCTGTTAAATACATTCAAGGAGTTTGGTGACTTTGTATTTAAAGATGGTGCAACTGTAAGAGGTGGTGCTGGTTATCCTGTTCTTGTTCCCTTTATTAAAATAAACGACACAGACTCATCTTCAGCTGCCGTATCAAATGACACTCTCGCAAGTTATGTTGGTGATACTGTTACAGGGTCTACTACAGGAATTAAAGCAGTAATTAAAGATGTCAGAACTGGGTCGGATGGTGATGCAGTAGAAAAGAAAACTTTATATATTAACTACACCAAAGGTAATGAATTAGAATCTGGTACTATTGAATCCTCAATTAGATTTGAGGCGGGAGAAACTTTAACAGTAACCAGTACCAACTCCGACAGAAATGGAGATACTTTTGTTGTAGATAATAATACAGACATCAATTCATTTACAAAAAACTTCTATGGTTATGCAATTGATTTTGTCATAGAAGAAGGTATCATATATGCCCAAGGTAAATTTATCTCACACGATACCCAAACACTTAGACTAGACCCATTTAATGTCAATGTAAATTATTTTGTTGGTGTAACAGTAAAAGAAACCATTGTGGATTCAGATGATGATACTAGTCTTTTAGACCCCGCTACTGGTGCATATAACTATAACGCGCCAGGCGCTGACAGAACAAAAGTAGATACCGTAATCACTAAAGTTCCATATGGAAAAGATTACGAAAATAGCAAGGGTTATGAGTTAGGTGAGTTTATATCAAATGGTGATAATATCTATGAAGTTATCACTGCTGGTACAACTTCCGCTTCTGGTACTGGCCCGAATCATACAACAGGTAACGCTACAGATGGTAGTGTGGTATTCAAATACTTTGAAATGCCTACAGGGTTCACTACTCTTTATAAAATCAAAAAGGGTAAGATTGAGAAAAAATACAATTCAGATTTACAAGAATTAGCAGAACTAGGTAAAGCACTTGCTATAGAAAAGAAAGAAAGTGACGGAGACTATGTTGTTGAACCGTTTACTATTAAAATTGTAGAACATCTTAAAACAGTAAAAGGTGTTTCTTTTAACACATCAACAAATACAAATTATAGTTTAGGTCAGTTTGTAAATCATTTAGGGAAACTTTATGAAGTTACTATCGCTGGAACTTCTGTCTTTGGTTCTCCTCCAACTCACACTAGTGGTGATGTTCTTAGTGGTACTGTAAAGTTTGGATATAGAGGGTCATCTTACAGGATAGATAACGAAGGATATAACTTCAGTACAGACGCTACAGACCCAGGCGATGCAAACTTCCTCATGGCAATCGTTTCGCCAGGCGTTGCATACGCTGATGGTTTCCGAAGAGAATTTTATAAAAACACTCCAGTTAAAGTAAGAAAAGGAACATCATCTGAAACAAAAGAAGCAAGAGATGTTACCCTTGGATATGGTAACTACTTCAATGTTAAAGAATTGTGTGGTACATTTGATATAGAAAATGGTGCTATATGTAACATTGGATATTATGGAAGTATAGGTTCACAAACAGGTGCAGCCGCAGTAACGGATGGAACATTTGGTGGACATGCTTCTTTGGGAACAACTATTGGTACATGTAGAGTTCGCGCTCTTAAAAGAGCATCTGGAACTGTAGGAACTGGGGCAGCTCAGTATAGGTTATTTGTATATGATGTAAGAATAAAAGACGGTGACCTAAAAGATGCAAGAACAATTCAATTCCCAAATTCCACTGATAGTGGTTTTGCAGATATTATATTAGAAGATACGAGTGGTGATGGAACTAAAGACCACGCTTTACTACATGGAACAGAATATAATAAAATGGTTTACCAAGCACCTTGGCAATCAACCAAGACTCTTGCAGCTGCTGGTGGTGGTTCATATGATACTCAATACTATTACACAGAAGAGTTTAATGTAACTGTTTCTGCTGCTGGTACATTTAGTATTAGTACTTCCGCTTTAGGTTCAGAGGTTATATTCCCATATACCGATTCCGCGTTCACAGATGCTATTGCTAATAATAAAATTTACATGGTTTGTAAAACATCTGGTGTTACAAATTTCGGTGGTGGTGCTATTTCAGGCAGTTCTGAAGGTAGAGTTATAGACCTTGCCTCTCTCAATAACAATGGTATTGCTTCTGGTGGTGTTAGTAATGGACAAACTATGGAGTTTGATTTAGGAACACCTAGTGGTGCTTTTGATGCATACTTGCAAGTAGAAGTAAAAGTAGTAGATGCTGTTCCAGTACCAAAGTCACTAAATGTTGGTAGGTATGTTAAAATAGATACCAGAGATAATGTCGGTGGTGCAACTGGGCCATGGCCGCTTGGTCTCGTTGATGTTAAAGAGATTGAAGCCGTTTATGTTTCAGCAGATTTAAATAATTATCTTGATGATTCAGATAAACCAATAGACTACAAAAAAGAATTTATTCTTGACAATGGACAAAACGAAAACTTTTACGGTCACGGAAAGATTGTTAAAAAACAACAAAGTTCTCTTGTAACACAAAATAGACTTATTACAGTTAAACTAAGTCACTTTACCGCTAACTATGGTGGTTCAAATGGTACATACTTTGCAAAAGATTCATATCCAGTAGACGATACTGGTGCTACTGGTATCTACACATTTGAGATTCCAAAATTTGTTTCTAAGAAATTAGGAGTATTTAATCTACGCGATGCAATTGATTTTAGACCGAGAGTTAAACAGACCGCTGTGTCTGCTACAACCTTGGCCGCTGCTACTGAAAATCCATATCCAACTGAAGATTTTGATTTGCCTGCTAATGGTATTCAGTTCCCAACTCCAAATAGTAGTTTTACCACAGATGTGGAATACTATCTACCAAGAATAGATAAACTTGTTATCAGTAAATCTGGTGACATGAAAATTGTTGAAGGTATTTCTGCAATTCCTGCTAGAGCTCCTGCTATGGAAGACGCGATGCAAATTGCTGAAATACAAGTACCCCCTTTCCCATCATTGTCGCCAGGCCTTGCAGAACGATATGGTGCAGAACTAAATGCTGTATTTCATAGATTGGCAGGACAACATAGACGATACACCATGCAAGACATCGGTGCTATTGAGAAAAGAATTGACCGCCTAGAATACTACCTCGCTTTAAGTTTGATGGAAATGCAGGCGAAAGACCAAGTTATTTTAGACTCTAACGGAAATGACAGATTTAAAAACGGAATCTATGTAAACGCATTTGATGGAGATTTGTTAAGTGACTTGACAGACCCAAGTTATGCTGCTTCATACGATTCATCAAGAAAAAGGTTAGGGCCTAACTTTGATGACTATCAAGTAGACTTGAAACTTAATCCAAATCACAACAGTTCTGGGTGGGTAAGACAGGGTAGTTCAATCACTCGACCTTATATCCTAGAGGCTGGAGTTGAAAATAGATTTGCAACTAAAGTAAGAAACTGTGTCGGTGAGTTGCAGTTTAACTATGATGGGGATATGGATTTATATCCTCGTTCAGATAACGGTGCTACTTTTAAAACGCAACAACAGAAACAAACAATAACACTTTCAAACGCTGGTGCTGTTGCTGCTCAAATTAACCAAGTTAACGCAAGTAAGAATGTTGTTGGATTTGAAACCCAAGTAGAAATGGGACAATTCAACCAAGAAAATAAAACTGTAACACCAGGCTCGCGTACTGTAGAAAACGAATCGATTACATTTGATGTAGGTGGAGATGCTTCTGGTACGATTGCTGGTGATGTATCACAGAGTATTACCACACTAAATGGTGGTGCAAGAAACGGATGGTTTGAACAAACTGGGCCCGGCAGTGTTAGTGGCAATATCAGTGGAACTGTATCTGGAAGTGCTGAAGCTACAACTACTATGGAAGTACAGGATATTGTACAATCCACAACCTCAATAATTCAAACCGCAGAAGCGGGGCCTTCTACCAGTGAAAGACATGGTATGGGCAACTTTGTTAGGGATGTTTCTCTACTACCAAACATGAGAGGAAACAGAATTGGTGTTAGGGTAAGTAGAATGAAACCTAATACAAGGATATATTTTTACTTTGACGATGTAAGACAGGATGAAAGATGTTGTCCTTGTGACCCAGGCGGATTCGATGCTCTGATTCCAGAATGGAAAGCATCTGGTTCGAGGACAGGTCACATATTCTTGAGGTCTAGGTTAAATGCTGCTCCTTTGGGTGGTGTTGAAGACCCAACGAAAAACTATTTGTTTAGTGCTGCTGCTCCTGCTGACATGGGGTCACCTATTGTTACAGACCAAAACGGTGATGCTGCTTTTGTTTACTGGTTACCAAGAGGTAATGATGGTTCATCTGAGTCTGCTGGACTACCTACTTTTGCTGTTGGTACGAGAAGGATGCGAGTAACAGATGACCCAACAGATAGATTTAATTTCGTAACAACTCAAGCAGAAAATATTTACTCTGCATTTGCCATGCAAGTATTCAAACAAAAAATAGACCTTATTTACGAACAACATACTATGGTACTTGGAACTACTAAAGGCGAAACTAAAGTAGAGAAGAAAGGTGAGGTTGTTACAGATATAGACATTCAGCCAGGCACGATGACTGTCAATACAGATTTGGATGCAAGTCTCGATATCACCAACCCATCGTTTGTTAATCACCCACCGAGATTTAGAGGTGACCCAATTGCTCAGACATTTGGTATAGGTGATGCACCAAACGGAGCATTTGTTAAAAAGATAAGAGTATTCTTCAGAGACAGGCCAGGCCAAAGTGCTAATGTTTCAAATTCAGCCACTGATACTGGACAGGGTATCACTATGGAAATCCGCAAAGTTCTAAATGGATTCCCAACCAATACTATTCTTGCTGGTGGTAGGAAGTTCTTAAAAGCATCTGAGGTAAAAACAACCGCAGATATTTCTGGAGGCGCACAAACCAATTACGCCTTTACTGAACAATACGCGACAGACTTTGAGTTCGATGAACCAATTTATGTTGCACCAAACGAAGAATATGCTTTCGTTCTTATGCCTCAGAGAAACGACCCCAACTACAATGTTTGGTGTTCTAAACTGGGTGAAAATAAAATAGGAACTAATGAAAGGGTTACTTCAGAAGAAACTACTATTGATGGAATGTTATTCACATCTTCAAACAACAGGGCATGGAGTCCTCATCAAACTGAAGATATTAAATACACAGCATTCTTTGAACAGTTTACTCTAGGAAGTGGAACCGTAGAATTTGTTAACGATGACTTAGAATTTATTACTGCTTCAGATTATCTAAACGGTAGACCGATTGATGGACAAGATGTTCATACATTTAAAGTTGGTATCGCTGGTGGTGGTTCTGGATATAGTGTAGGTGATATTATAACACTGAATAATGTTCTCAAATCAGTTGCTACTGCCGCTTCTTCTAATAAACTTTCTGGAAGTGGAATCAAACTAAAAGTAACTTCAGTAAATTCTGGTGTGGTTGATGGAGTAGAAATCTATGATGCTGGTATAGGATTTAGAATCCAAGCTGCTTCTGATTCTCCTGCTATTGTTGACCCAGATACTACAGGACAACTTAGTGTCGCTCCTACTGGTGGTTCTGGTGCTACATTTACATTGAAAATAAAACACGGACAGATAGATGAAATAGACCCACGAACAGAAAAGATGGAAATCGTCTATGATAAACTAACTATTGAAGCTGCTCATAATGACTCAGATAGATTCTTTGCAGTCGGTGATGTCGTAGGAACTGGAGATTTAGTTACTGCTGACGCGGAACAAGGATTTAACAGAAATACTTCATTTAAGATTGCGAGTATCTACAACAAAGTATTTAACAATCTTAGAACTAACATGACAATTAAGGAGTTCCCAGAAGCGCCACTTACATACAAAGCATGTGTTACAAATTCAATAGGTGCTGGTGCAGCTGGTTCAACATTTACTGATATTCTACCAGTGGTTAGAACACCTACTGTACAAGAATGTGCTGTTTACTCTGCATCAAATGAGTATGCATTTTCTAACAGTGGTCAATTTGAATCTAAGAGTTACCGACATAGGTATACTTTAAATACTACTATCGAAGATTTAAGTCCTGTTGTACCGACATATCGTAATGCTGCTATACTTAGACAGTATGATATTAACAATGATAGTACAAATGAAACAACAAATAACGGTAACGCGACTTCTAAATTTATCTCAAGGAGAGTTCGTCTTGCTGATGGACAAGAAGCAGAAGATGTAAGACTTTCAGTTGCTTTAAGACAACCAGCTGGTTCGGAATTTAAGATTTACTTCAAAGGACAATCTCAAGAGGATGACGGAGATTTCTATGAAGATTTGCCTTGGATAGAAATGGAACTTGATGATACCAATCCAAAAGGTATCGCAATGTCACAGAGTCAGTTCATTGATTTTAACTTTAAGTTACCAAGTACTGCTCTTGACGCTAATGGAGTATTTACTCAAAGTACTAAGAGGGTTGCTAGTTTAAGTATTGGTACTGCTGGAAGTGGTATCTCCAACACAAGTGATGTAGAATTTTTCTTCACTGGTGGTGGAACACCGACCAGAGTCCCCGCTCTAAAAGCAACCGCATTATCCGCTGGTGGTATCGCAACCATAGAAATTGTAGACCCAGGCCGCGGATACACAACCGCACCAACAGTTAAAGTATTTAGAGACCATGAAGTAAGTAAATTTTATGCAACAAATACAATTGTTGGTAATGCTGGTAACATATATCAGGCGACAGTCGCTGGTACATCTGGTGCTTCGTCTGCTTCTTCTGCACCTACACATGGTAGTGGAACTGCAACGGATGGAACGATTACATGGACTTACCTTGGAACGCGACCAGTTGTAACTGCTACTGTACAGGATGTAGAATTTAAACGATTTAAGTATTTCTCAAGTAAGTTAGTAATGCTTTCATCAAATACTTCTGTAATTCCAGAAGCAAAACAATTGAGGATTATCGCCCTACAGGCGTAATAAATAGAATATGGCGAGTAAATACCAAGTATCGAGTTTAGAGTTTAATAGAGACCCAGAGTCGAGTGCTTTAGTAAGTGTAGATAACAATGGTCTATATGCTTACAAAAGGAGAAAATTTCTTGCCAATCAGAGGGCTAATGAAATATCTGAAATGTCAGATGATATAAATAGTCTTAAACAAGATTTCCAAGAAATCAAAGAATTGTTAACAACATTGATAAATAAAAGATAGGGAAGAGACATGTCAACTATAACACTAAGAGCATCTAAGGGTTCACCCCTCACTAACACTGAGGTGGATACTAACTTTAGTAACCTCAACAACGACAAGTATGAGTCGGGTAATAATGTGTCAGTTGGTACTCTTACTGCGAGTGGCAATGTTACTTTTGGCATCGCTGCCACGGTATCCGCTGCTGGTAGTACACAGGGTACTGCAACCGCATTAACCAAAACATACAACATTATATCTACCGCATCTGCTAACCAAGGAGTAGTACTCCCTTCTGCCGCTGCTGGTCTAGTAATCAACCTCTACAATGTAAGTGGTAATACTATTAAAGTATATCCCGCTTCTACAGAAACCATCGATGGTGGTTCTGCAAACGCACCAATCGAAGTAGTAACTTCAAACGGTGCTGAGTTGGTTGGTGTTAGTACTGGTGGGTGGAGACAAGTAGGTTCTGGTGGAAGTAACATCGCTAGTTTAACAGTAAACGATTCCGCAGAATTGCTAGGTTCGTTGAAATATGGAGTTACTGCTTCAGTTTCAACTGCTGGTTCTGGACAAGGAGATGCAACTGCTTTAACTGAAACAATCAATGTGATTGGAACAGTTGGTGGTAGTTCACAAGGAGTGGTTTTACCAACCGCTGCTGCTGGACTTCATGTAGTTGTCGCTAATATCACTACAACTGATTGCAACTTATATCCTGCTACATCGGATACTATTGAAAGTGGTTCTGCAAACGCCGCTGTAACGCTGCCTGCAAAAACTACTATTACTTTAACATGTCAAGACGCGACTAATTGGGTGAAACACAGGGGACTTGCAGTCTACAATTCATCTGGTTCGTTGCTAAACTAAGGAGAAATTGAATGGCAGGGCCAGTCACACTAAAAGCAGGATCATACCCGGCGCCCGTTGGGGGACTACAAGGTCTCAGAGAGTTATCAGCTACTGAGATTAAAGACCAAGTAGCTGGTGTTATCACGGCAAAGTTTGCTGCTGATACAGATGGTTCTGGTACTGCTGAGTTAAATGTTGTCACTGGTGGTTCAGCTGGTGGTGATGAAATCGGAACATTTACAAACAGAGAGAGAACTGATTCTGTAGGTACTCACCCTTCTGGTGGAAGTACTACTGATACTGTTTACAGATTTAATCAACCAACTGCTTCTGTAAGTGAGTCTGGACAAATTAATCCTCTTAGATGGACAGGAACCGCTTTAGAGACTGCCACAGATACAGAATTAGATACTGAAGTATTAGACTTAGTTATAACTGCGATGGCTGCCGAAGACGCGAACACAGTCGGACAATATAAAATTGGTACATCTTCACCTTCTGGTGGAACATGGACTTCAAGGTACACAATCACAGAAACACAAGTTGACGGAACAGATGTTGCATACTATCTCTATCAAAAAACCGCACCAACTACAAATGCTGGAACAGATTCAAACATACTATTAAAAGTTGGTGACGAAGGTCAACCAAACGAAATGTCAACCGCAAACTTGCAGACAATGGTGCCTGCATTTAGAAACAGAATTATTGCTGGTGGAGTAGGAACATATCTACTTCAAACTGGTTCACCATCTGCCACTGGAACATGGGTACAGATGGGGTCAACGATGACTGACCAATTAAAAGATGTGTCATCACAGAACTATGCTGGAGACTACACAGGGTCATATACTGGGTACTATGACCGATTCTTTGCTGGATTCTTAAATGGTGCATACGCTGGTTCATACTCTGGTACATATACTGGATACTATGCTGGTAACACCGTACAATCATCGAGTTCTACGCAAGAAACAAAACAGTTGTTCATTAGAACCGCTTAAGACTTGACATATATAGTGGGGTAGGTGTACAATAAGCCTACCCATTTAATCATGAGGAAATATTATGACCGAAGAAAAGGCGAAATATCGCAACCCCCGATGGATAGATAAAGAAAACCGATCGCTATTCTGCGAGATTTTGGTTGGGCAAAGTTATCGTCCAGCACAAATTAATGTTGGTAATATCGAAGAAGGTCTTGTTAACGAAGACTTTAATGCCATCATGGAAATCTTCACCGAAGAAGAAATCGATACAAATACTGAGGCACACAAAGATGTTGTCATAGAACAAGAAGAGAAAGATGCTGAACAACGCGAGGTTCACAGGAACAGAGTGATGCAAGAAGCATTGTTCAATATGAAACTAGAAGCTTTTGAAATTCCTGCCATCAAGAACTCAGAAGACAAACGAATCAAAAAACTAATTCGTAAAGCAAAAACTCAATTGGAAGTACAGGCATGGGTAACCACATTACTTCAAGCAGAAGCATTGTATGCCACTCCAAATATGTTTAAACCAGACGGTACACATCCAGAGTTTGCTCCAGATATACCAGAACCCCCAACGGAACCGTAATGAACGGATATCTTTATGTCGCATCTCGTGATGAAAGATATCTAAAAGCTGCTGTCCAATCCGCTGAATCATTATTAGACTTTCATCCTAAAGCAAAGATTACACTTTTTACAGAAGAAAGGTGGGATGGAACATATGACAGAAAACTTTTTGATAATATCATTTATTGTGATGACCATGTGAGGGCAAAACTCTGGGCATTATCCAGAACACCATACGACAAGACAATGTATATAGATTGTGACACCTATATTCAACACGAAGATATAAAAAAAGTCTTTACTTTTCTAGGAAAAGATGATATAATATTCACGCGAAACAGACCGTACAATGCAAAGATAACTAAACTAAGCGATACTGAAGAGATGATATATCATTGTGGTATCTTTGTATATAAGAAGAAACCGATTGTGATGGATTTGATGGCGGATTGGTTTCAACAATACTGTGACCAGATTAGACCAGAATATGACCCATCGCCATATCCTAGAGAAGTATGTAAGTGGGATACATTTAGTATGTGGTATCTCTTAGAGAAAAAGTATAAAGATAAAATTAAAGTTGGAGACTTCCCATGGCCAGATGCTAGATGGAACTTTTGCATGGGACAACGACCAGAAGAGTTGGCGGGAATGCCTATTATCATAACACACTATACTTTGAATAGAGTATATAAAGAACAAGAATCCTTTCAGTTAAGATGAAAACAATAAAATTAGTAAATCCAGAGTTAATAGAAATCCTCGACAAATGGATGGACTTCTATAATGAAAA